TTAAAATGTCAACCAGGTATGGAAAAAGCTACAGGATTAAAATTATATCCAGCTTACACTTATGCAAGAATTTATAAAAAAGGAGATGTTCTTAAAAGACACAAGGATAGATTTAGTTGTGAAATATCTACGACACTGAATTTAGGGGGGAATACATGGCCTATTTATTTAAGTCCTAATGAAAATGTAGGTGTACCTAATGACAAAGATATTACTTCAGTAAGTAAAGCTAAAGGTATAAAAGTTGATTTAGATCCAGGAGATATGCTGGTTTATAGAGGTCGTGAGTTAGAACATTGGAGAGAAAAGTTTAAGGGTAAAGAATGCGTACAAGCATTTTTACACTACAATGACAGCAAGACACCAGGAGCAAAAGAAAATGTATTTGACAAAAGACCTCATTTAGGTTTGCCTAATTGGTTCTGTAAAAAATGAAACCTGATTATTGGATAAAAAGAAAATACAATAACAATACCATAACATGGGAAGAAGCACTTGAAAATCTGCAGTATTCTAGAGAAAACAATTTACTTATAAAAATTCATCCTCCAGGGTTTTACGTTTGTCAGCATGGAGAAAAGATAAAGAATCTAGCCCCCGTAATGAAAGACTTAAAATGTGTTTCTGCACATCTATATATTAACGTATTTTCTCAAGAAGAAAACTCGGGAAAACATAAAGATCAAATGAATGTATGGTTTTGGCAATGTAAAGGTAGGACCAAATGGATTATTAATAAAGAGGAAAACATTTTAGAAGAAGGAGATTTAATTTTTGTTAAAAAACAAGTATATCACAGAGTAATAGCACTAGAACCTAGGATTGGTGTATCAATGAGTGACGTATAAAAAATACTACCAAAAAATTAAAAACTATATATAGTGGATCGATGCTACAAAAGGTCAATTTTTTACCCGGATTTAATAAACAAGTCACACCTACTGGTGCCGAAGGGCAGTGGACAGGAGGAGACTATGTTCGTTTTCGTTATGGGACTCCTGAAAAAATAGGGGGGTGGGACCAATTAGGTGGTGATAATCTAACTGGAGCTGCAAGAGCCCTTCATCATTTTGATGACAACGCAGGTATTAAATTTGCTGCCATAGGAACAAACAGAATTTTATACGTCTACTCAGGCGGACAATATTACGACATTCACCCTATTAATAATACAATTACGGGTTGTGATTTTTCTACCACGGACACAGAACGAGAAGTTACGATAACTTTTCCAACTCCTCATGGAATGAGTGAGGATGATATTGTTTTATTAGATACAGTTACCGCGCCTCCGGGCTCAGGGTACACTGATGCAGCTTTTGAAGATAAAAAATTTATGGCTACGTCCATTCCTACAGCAACAAGTATTACAGTTACCATGGACAATGCGGCAACAGGAACCACGGCTAATGTAGGAAGTGCACGAGCTCAAACTTATTATACGGTCGGTCCGGCTCAGGAACTTGGAGGATTTGGTTTTGGTACCGGTCAATGGTCAGGAACCGCATCAGGTCCAGCGACAACAACTTTAGTAACAACGATTGCAGCTGATGTGGCAGTTACAACCGTAGTCTTAACCAGTTCGGCAGCCTTTCCTTCTTCTGGAACCATTAGAATAGGGACAGAGGATATTGGTTTTACGGCAAATGATACAGCCACAGGAACTTTAACTGGCGGTCCGAGATCAGACAACGGAACTACGTTAGCCCTACATACAGCAGGAGCAACCATTACTAATATTTCAGACTACGTTGGCTGGGGCGACTCTTCTACAGAAGAAGTAACCTTAGAACCGGGTCTATGGGTTCTGGATAACTATGGAACCACACTCATTGCTCTTATTTATAATAGTAAATGTTTTGAATGGGATTCAACCGCTGCTAACCCAACCGCGATCAGAGCCACAGTAATTAGTGGAGCACCCACCGCTTCAAGACACGTACTCGTATCTCCCGTAGATCGACACTTAATTTTTTTAGGAACAGAAACCACAATTGGAACTGTAGCGACACAAGATGATATGTTTGTCCGATGGTCTGATCAAGAAAGTACCAGTGATTATACTCCTTCCGCAACGAATACGGCAGGAACTCAACGGCTAGCAAATGGCTCTAAAATTATGGGAGCAATCCGAGGTCGAGATGCTATTTATGTTTGGACAGATTCAGCTATCTTCTTAATGCGTTTTGTTGGTCAGCCTTTTACCTTTTCTTTCGAACAAGTCGGAACGAACTGTGGACTCATTGGTAAGAATGCATGTATGGAAGTCGATGGTACCGCTTTCTGGATGTCAGAAAATGGATTCTTTCAATACGCAGGTCAACTTGCATCGATGCCTTGTCTAGTTGAGGATTATATTTTTGATGATTTAAATAGTACTTCCAGAAACCTTATTAATGCGGGACTCAATAACTTATTTGGAGAAGTGAACTGGTTTTACTGTAGCTCAGGTTCAAATGTAGTGGATCGAGTAGTTACTTATAACTATCTAGAATCAGTAATGCTTAAAAAACCTATATGGTATACAGGTTCTCTTGATAGAACGGCCTGGGAAGATTCTTCTATCTACGATAAACCCCATGCTTGTTATTATGATAATAGCGACGATGTCTCTTTTGATGTTGTAGGCAACACCGATGGTATTACCATCTACTATGCACACGAAACAGGGACCGATCAAGTTAATGCAGGTGGAGCAGTAACCGCTGTACTCGCTACCATTACTTCAGGAGATTTTGATATTACACAAAAGAGAAGTGCCCAGGGACAAATGATAGGAGCACCAGATCTTAGAGGAGATGGAGAATATATTATGAAGATTAGAAGATTTATACCCGATTTTATTACTCAGACCGGAGACACACAGGTCACTTTGATGTTGAGAGATTACCCTAACAACAGCGCTGCAAGCTCTCCACTTGGCCCCTTTACAATCACAAGTTCCACTGATAAAGTGGACACACGTGCACGTGCCAGAGGCATTGCATTAAAGGTAGAGAATACCGCAGTTTCCCAAGACTGGAAACTAGGAACATTTAGGCTGGACATACAACCAGATGGGAGAAGATAATGGCAGAACTATTTTTTGAAGACGACAGAATGGGGGTGCAAGACCCTAATTATAATAATCAATTACAAAATACTTCGTTCCAACAACCTAACATTAATTCATATCAATATGGAATGAATCAACGTTTTAATACTCCACCCTCGAACTGGAGAGGAAACTGGGAACATACTTATGGGATGCCTGGTATTACTGGGCCGAATATGAGACAAGTTGCTGGTGAAGTTGGCGAGTATGGTCAAATTCCGGGACAAGGAAATGTTGATATGTACACACCACAGAGAAATATATTTGGTAAAACTCTTGCTTCACTTGGAAGGGTTAAAAATAGAATAGGGCAAGGAATTACAGGTATATTGGATAACACTATGATGGGAAGAATCGCTGGTGCTTTTAATCCAACAAATCCTAGATCAGGAAACTTTAACCCAATGTTACAAGGTCAATTAGATTTAGCTACAGGAGGAATAGATGAAGGAGGCTTAGGTTGGGAGGTTGATGATATCGGAAGATATGAAACTGGTCCATTAAAAGGACAAGCTAGCATGTCTGCCCTTGGAACAAATGATCCTCTACAACAACTGAGAAACAAATTACAAGAATTAAGAACTAATGAGAGTACAAGTGAGATTAACGAGGAAAAAATTAAAGACACTCTTATTGCGATTAACCGACTCACAGCATCACAAAATAAAGGATACAGAGGAACACCAGGAGGCAACACAGGCTCTGGAGCATTTTCTACATTTGACACTTCTACTTTAGATTATGGACCGCATACTAAAGATACTGGTGGTAACACTACAAGTGGTGGTGGAAACTGGGGAAACGCGCCAGGAACACCTGGAGGATGGGATCCTGGAGCTAAAAAAGATGGCGGAAGAATTGGTTATGCATTTGGAAGAGGACCTGTTCTTGATCCAACACAAGATGAAAACACATTAGACTTTATGCAGGATCAAGGAGTTCCTTATAGTGAAATGGCAGAAGAGAGTCCTTTCGAAATGAGAATCCAAGAATTAATGGATACAGGTATGTCTTGGCAGGAAGCTTATCAAATAGCTTCAGAAGAATTCGGCCAAGTAGCAGAAGGAGAAAGTGATCAAGGATTAGCGAGTCTTGTATAATGGCAAAAATTACTCAGGCATTAACAAGAGCGAGTAAGGATTACGATCAAACAAATTTACAAGCTTTAATTCGGGATCTAGACGCTGTCATTAATAAACTTAATACTTCCTTTCAGGAAGAAATGAAACAGGAGGTTGAAGCTCTGAGCTTCTTTGTTGAATAATGGCTGTTATTAATGAATATAAAATGTATGGAGTCACAAGCACTGCAGCCGAAGGTCCTATTAAATTCTTTGGTACTGATCCAACTACATCGGTACAACTTCCTTTAATTTCAGAAACCTATATTGTGAAGTCATTACATGTTACCAATAAATCAGGATCTAATACTCCAACGATTACCATTACGAATAATGGTTTTCAGGTTATTAATACTCAAACATTGGTCGCAGCAAGTAGTGTAGAGATTTTAAGTAACCC